CAGGTTTTACGTGCTGGACTGGGGGTTTGCCCAGCCCTACGCCATTGTGAAGCAGGCGGTCAACTACGACAGCAAAGTTATCCAGTACGGGGAGCTGTACGGCTGCCTGCGGGGGGAGGTGAACAAAGGTGTAAAAGAAAGCAGCAAGGAGGTAGCAAAGAAGGCATGGGATCAGGCCGTTCCCGAAGGCGTGACGGATCTCATAGCGGATCCTGCCTGCTGGAACAAGCAGGACAGCTTCCCCGCGCCGATAACGGCGTTCCAGGATGCCGGCTTCAGGTGCATCAAGGCAAACAACGACCGCAAGGCAGGCTTGCAGCAAGTCCACAACTACCTGAAGCAAAAAGACGAAAACGGGCAGCCGATGTACCAGGTAACGAGCAACTGCTATCAGACCATACGGACGCTGCCGGCGTTAATGCCAGACCCACACAACATGGAGGATGTGGACAGCAAGATGGAAGACCACCTGTATGACGCTATACGCTACGGCCTTATGAGCCGCTATGTGAGCCATCCGGGAAGGTATATGGGCAAACAGCAATTTGCGGGAAGCGCCGGAGAGTACAGCCCGTTGGAGGATTGGTAACAATGACAGCCCGGAGGGACGGGCAGCACGGGGCGGCCCTACGCGGGGCGGGTGGTTCGCCACCTCCTTTCCACCTATGGCGGTTCGTACCCGCCACGCTCCATAAACCCATTATTGCAAAAGGAAGCGCGGGGTGAAAAAAAAGGTGAAGTGCGGAAGAAAGTGCACGTTCTGGCATTTCTCGCTGCGGCTGTCTATAGGGCTGGGGCCGGTATGCAAGAAGTACATGCTCCCCATTTTGGCGGCACAGGAGCTGTGTTTTTCCGCCAGGGAAAAAGAAAAGGCGAGGGAAAAAAGCGTGATACAGATTCAGCCCAAGGCTTGGCCGGGCGCCAGCAGGGGTTGGGGGCCCATAACCAAAAAAATAGCACAGGAGGAAGAAAGCTATGGTAATTAACAAAAACCTGCCTGACAGGGAGAAGGCGGAAAAGCTCTGCCGGGAGCTGGATCGGCTGAAAAAAGAGCGGAGCGCGTTTGAGGGCACCTGGAAAGAGGCCCAGGAGCTGGTGTCCAGCATTATCCTTTCCTTCGAGGTGGCGGAGGGCAATGCCGCCAAGGGATACAATTTGCCAAAGCGGATAACGAACCGGCCCGCAAACTTCCATGAGACGCTTGTTGCCGGACTCTGCGGTTACGCGGTGAACCCGAACATCACCTGGATGAAGCTGGGGCTGTCAGACCAGGAGGCCATGAAAGCCAGCGGCGTGAAGGACTGGCTGGATCAAGTGGAACTGGCCAAGTATGAGGAGTTTGATAACCTCAACTTCTACCCGGAGATGAAAATTGTCGTTGACCAGGCCACGATTTTTGGTTTTGGGATCATGTACATCGAGGAAGATATCGTGAATACCCGTGCCAGGTTCAGGCAGATCGACGTGACTGAAGCGTACCTGGACACCAACGAGTACAACGAGTATGAAACGGTGTTCCGGCGCTTTTTTATGACCGTGGAAAATACGGTAAGCCGGTTTTCCCTTGGGAGCATGCACCAGAGCATAAGGGACAGGTGGAGCGTCTCAAACAGCGAGGAGAAAACGCGGGAGATCGAGATACTCCACGCGGTGTTCCGGCGCAAAAACAGGAAAGGCATGTCGGAGCGGAACACTGAAAAGCCCTTTGCCAGCTTTGTAGTGGACGTGGCCAACAGGCACGTTATAGAGGAATCAGGGTACGACAGCTTCCCCTACGCGATCTTTGTATGGGACAGGATCGGCGGGATGAAATACCCGGTAAGCCCGGCTATAAAGGCCATTAACGATGTAAAACTCCTGCACAAAACCGAGGATACCCGCCTGACCCTGGCGCAAATGGCCGCGAAGCAGCCGGTAGCGCTGCCTGAGACCATGCGCAAGGCAAGTGAAATTTTCGGCAAGGATGGGTACCTCAAGCCGGGGGCGATGCTCTACTACGACAAAGGCGCAGGCGAGGGCACGCCGTCCGCGCTGAACATCGGCGGGAACTACCCTATCACCCTGGACATTACCCAGCAGATGGCCAACAACATCAAAGACTGGTTTTTCGTTGACTTCTTTCTGATGCTGCAGCAACAAAACGTAGGGGCGATGACGGCCACCGCCGTTCAGGCCCTTCAGGGCGAGAAAGCAGCCGTGATGACCAACATGATAGTGAACCTTAAAAAGGCGCTTCAAGTGGTGGTGCAACGAACATACGACATCATGGCCCGCCAGGGCAGGATTCCGGAATTACCGCCGCCGCTGCTGCGCGGCGGGGACGGGTACCGGATGAAGTTTACCTTTGCAAGCGTTTTGTCCCAAATACAGCAGTCGGCCCTGCGCTACCAGGGGGCCAAGCAGTGGCTGCCTGTCGCCGGGGCTGTTGCCAATTTGGGGCAGGCATACCCGCCGGCACTCGCTGCGCTTGACCGCTTTGACTTTGACGTGATCTTGCAGAACGAGGCCAGGGCGGCAAGCATGCCGGAGACCGCCATCCGGGAGGACGAGGATGTCCAGGCGATGCAGGCGCAGCGGGCCGAGGCGGAGGCGGCACAGATGCAGGCGGCACAGCAGGCGCAGGAGCAAACGCTCATGGCGCAGAACTACAACAAGCTCAACGAGCCGCCGGTACCGGGCAGCCCCGCCGAGGCGCTCTTTGGGCAGGGGGTAGCGTAATGGATAAAGAGCGCTATAGGGGGGCGGGGCTGGAAGAGATCCTTGCCGTGGTGGAAGAGCTTGTCCAAAAAGCCGATGCCATCCTTTTTGCGGCGGAAGGGCTTGCCCATGAAATAAGGGATGCGCTTGGCGCCAAGGTTGACGTAGCGGCCCTGGCGGAACAGGCGCTGGAAGACGAGAGGGATCAGCCGGCCGCAGAGGAAACCAAGGCAGCCGGTGCCGCGGCGCCGGAAGGGCAGGCGCGGGGAGATGATGATAAAGGCCTTTCAGATGTTGAGAAGTCGGCGGCTGAAGCAGAGGCAAGAAAGCGGAAGCTGTGCGGCTGGGACAAAAAAGAACAGCCTGAACTGGAAATTTGGTAAGGGGCTGTTTATGAAGTTTCTAAAATTTCGCCTATTTGAAAACAACAAGGAAGACGTTACCGGAACGCCGGGAGGAATATCTGACATCAAAGGCGTGATGCAGAGAGTGTTCACCAGCCAGGACGGAAAGCAGCTTTTGCGCTACCTCCTTTTTGACTGGGGCTTCTTTTCCATTTGCACCACGCCGGAACAGCAGGCCATGCGGAACTATGCCGCGAAATTCCTGAACGAGCTGGGAAACGTGTTTGACGTTGAAATTTCCGCTGAAATAAAAAGCGCGGAAAAATAATTTTTTCAAGAAAAAACTCTTGACAACTTTTTTACGGAGGTATTATTATGAGCACATTAGCATCAATGAGCGGGGGTCCAAACCCCGCTGTCGCCGGCGGGCAATCGGGACCTGGCGCTTCTGAAAGGGTAACCGGCAGTGCAAACAGCGCTGCGGCAGGCCGACCGGACGGAGGGACAGCGAGTAACCTAACCCCAGGGGAAACCAGCCCCCAAAGCGGTGGACTTGCACAAGTCTTCGCGGGCCGACCGGAGGCAGGCAAAGAAAGGGTAACCGGCAGTGACAACGCTGCGGCAGGCCAACCAGACCAAGCCGGGATCAAGCCGAAGGGTAACTCGGAAACTACACAATCCAACGACAATTTATCACTACCAGCATGGGCACAGCAGCTTCCAAAGAAGCTGGCTGAGAAGCTTGCCGTTGATCCAAGCTCAACGGCAAGGCTTCAGGCGTTCAAGAACCTGGAAGATCTCGTCCAGGCATATCTTGACGGCGGGCAGCAACCAGCCCTGCCGGGGGAAAACTCTACCCCGCAGGAGACCCAGGCGTTCTACGAGCGCCTGGGCAAGCCCAAGGAAGCTGTGTCCTACTCGTTCGCGAAAAGCGAGCCCGCCCTTGCGCAGGCCGCTTTTGCCGCGAACCTGACAAGCGCCCAGGCCGACGCGCTGTATGCCGCCAGCCTGGCGCAGTTGGATGACGTGCGCAACGGGATTAAGGCGTCCCTTACACAGGACTTCCAGGCGACCGATGTATTGCTCCAGAAAGAATACGGGGAAAAGTACGAGGAAGCCATCGCCCTGATGCAAAGGGGGCTGGGGAATAGCCCCAAGGCGGGGAAGCTCTCGCCCATCGCCCAATCCCTAATGGACGCAGGTCTCGCAGGCAAACCCGAAATTGTCCGGGCGTTCATCGAGTACGGCCGCGCCATAAGCGAAGGCACAGCCGCGGGCGGCGCCCCAAGAGGATCAATGCCCGAATCAGTATTGCAAGGGCGCGGGTTTGCGTACAAAGACGACTACACAAGGAGTTAAGCGCAAATGGTAAAGAATATTGTTGACCAGATGACGGCGCTGGAGGTTGCCCGGAGGTCGAGCAACCCCGACGCCTTCACCATCATCGAAACTATGGCCATGACCAACAGCATGCTCACGGAGCTGCCGGCGATCATGGCAAATGACGGGGCCGTGCATACGACCCTTCAGCGGCGGAGCTACCCTGGAGGGGAGCACCGTATTTACAACAGGGGTGTTGGTAACCGCTCCAGCCAGACCGAGCCCATCCGCAACTGGATCGCGATGCTCGAGGCATTCAGTGACGTGGACGTTGCGCTTGCGGGGCACAGCGGAAACCCCAGCGCGCTCTACCAGAGCGAGGCATCGGCGTTTTTGGCAGGCATGGGTATTGACCAGGCAAATGACCTTGTTTACGGCAACCACAGCCATAACCCGGCGGAAATAGACGGCCTTGCCATCAGGTACCGCAGCCTGGGAAAGCACTGTATTAGCTTTGGCGGCACAGGCAACGAGCTGACCAGCATATACCTTGTGGCCGCGGGGCCGCAAGCCTGCCATCTCATCTACCCCAAAGGCTCCACATCTGTGGGAGCAAGCCGAAACGACCTGGGAGTGAACCGCGTAAAGGATTCCGAAGGCAAATCCTTTATGGCCCATACCGACCACTTCAAGGCCGAGTACGGAATAGCCATAGCGCACCCGGACGCGGTTATCCGTATCGCCAACATCCCCATAGACCTAACCGCCGACCAGCGCAAAGACCTTATAGAGCTGGTTCTCCGCCACCAGAAAAAACTTACCAAGGGGATTGTAAACACCATTCTTTTTGCCAACGAGGATCTAATCTACCAGATCGAGCGGGCAGGCAGGGAAGCCCAGTATGTGGTGTTCCCCGAATCTGATGTCTGGGGGAAACCAGTCAGCAGCATCAACGGGCTCAGGCTCCGGCAGCAGGACGCGATCCTGTCTACCGAAGGCGAAGCAGTAGCGGCGTAAGGAGGGGAATAAACTATGTCAAATCTTATTTATGATGCGGCGCTATCCTTCGGGACATTGAGCGCTATTGCCGCCGGGCAATTTCCTAACGTGCTTAATCTCGGCAAGCCGCCGGGCAGCCCTGACCACTACCCTGGCAGGCAGCAGACAAACGCTGACCGCATGACAGTTGACGTTTGCTGCAACGAGCCCGCGGGGGGTACCGGATTGACCGTGATTGCGCAAGGGAGCGCTGACGGGTCTACCGGCTGGGGCATTGTGGGAAGGAAGACCTTCACCCTTGCCGAAATGCAGGAAGGGCCGTGCCAGGTTGCAATAAGCCCTAACAATTACCAGCACCTGCGCGTTTCTTTGGAAGCAAGCGGAACCTTTACCGGTACCGCGGAAGCTTTTCTGAACACCTACGCTGGCAAATAAGGGGGCGGTTAATGGGAATGATTGAAAACACGAAAAAAACCACCCCCGATGAGGGCAAGGCCTTTGAGAAGGATACGGTTTTTGTCTGCGTGCAGGACTGCTACCAGCAGGGGCTGCGCTACCGCCAGGGCATGGAGGTAACGAGAAAAAAATGCCCGGCGCATTTTGTCGTGAAGCAGCCGTCCGAGGAAACGAAAAAATGAACATGGACTTCGCGCTGGTAAACCGCGCCCTGCTGAATATCGGCATGGCGCAGATCACCGGGGCCGACAAGCTGGCTGGCAATGAGGCCTGGCGTACCGCCAAGGACTACTACCTGGTCACCATGCTGGAAGCGCTCTCCCAGGTGGAGTGGACTGGCGCGAAGCGCCGCCGGGAACTTTGCCCGGCGATGAT